CGGTCCGACCATACCAATGGAGAGTCAAATGGCTAAGCCTGTGCAATCGCGTAAGAATCCGATCCTTTCGGACCGGTTCCAACGTGTTTCGTACAACTCGAGCACGTCGGACGTGTGCGTCGAACTTTGGGTCGATGATCTTGCTAGAAATAGCAAGGTCGCCGGCGCTAGTCTCAACGTTACGCTCGATGTGCCCGAGAGGTTACAACTGATCGATGTCCGACTTGAATTGTCGTATATCGAAAAGCGTATCCTGGCAAAGTCACTCGACATCCTCCGTCGGCTGGCTGAAACCGGGAAGGTTTAGGTTCTTCTTCAAGGAGGTTCTATGGACGAGTCCTGGCTTGCTCAGATAGCAGAGGCTATCATCCAGATTTTTCTCTGGTTGATGCGTCTTCTGTTTCTGATTGAGTAAGGTTCAAGGGACCGGGAAATTAAGCCCGGCTCTTGGATCTCGTTCATGTTACCCTCGTTTAGAAGACCCGCTGGAGGAATTAATACTCCTCCCCCACTCAACTACATAAGGAGACTACGATGAGGTTCCATGATTTCAGCCTAAAAGACTGGTGTTATGGTCTTGTCGTAGTTCTTCTGTATGTTCTTGTTGAATGGGTCAACAGCACTCCTGATGGTGTTAGTAGCATCGTCCTCCTTTTAAAGGGGGTATTTTGATGTCACTTCCTACACCATACGGTAGTGTTACACCTGCGACAATCCCTTTGTTGAAGGGAATCCAACCGCCTGATGACCGCGGTCCAGGAGAGTTCATCTGTTACCGAATCTTCTATGACAAGCGTATAGCTTACGAGGGTCCCGTATTGCCCGTTAAGGGCTTTCCGGAAACCAAAGTAATACTTTACGCAAAGCATAGGGATAGGGTCAGATGTTTCTTTACCCTAGAACGATGGCGAAGAGGTGGTAGAGATTCTGTTTGGCAGTCAATCGCCCTCCCGATCTTCACGATCCAAAAGAACGTGAGGATTATGGTGGTGATTCCTGGGATTAAACCCAAGACTTCTTCCAAACAGGTTGTCCCTGCGGCCGTGCGAATTGCACGACGTAGAGTCGACGACTCTCAGAAAAAGAGAGACGTGCGCCGTAAGCAAGGTTTTCCGAAGTCATCTTTGACTCGCCCAGCGTTTGAGGCAGCTAGCAGGCCCGACACGATTACGACAGAAGGTAACAATGGTGGGTACTTTTTGAGTACCACTCCATCGAGTTACACCTGTTTTACTCGTAGTTGGACCGGCGTGCGAACCCCTTCGTTTGGTAAGTTAAAGAAAGGACAGTTACCGGTTAATCCGCATACTGTCACGATAACGGAAATTGATGACGGACTGACAGCTACTTTGACGTACATCCCTTCTACAGGGATATATTTCAATAGATTCCGTCGTTATACCCTTGATTACAGCGCCCCGTTGAGCGTCGGTCATAATGCCGATGCTCAGTTCAAGTCACTCCGGAAACTGATAGAGCATGCTGAAAGCAATGTTGCAGCTAATATTGCTCAAGACATCGCTCAAATCGGTCAAACCACCCGCCTCATTGCTAATACTTGCAAGAGGTTGGTTAAGGCTGTCACAGCGCTTAAAAAGGGGAATATCCCCGGTGCTGTGCAAGCTCTTTGGAGTGGCCATATGCCCCGATATCATGGTAAGGGCCCGTCTATAGGGAAGTCCATAGCCAGTAATTGGCTTGAGCTTCAATACGGATGGAAACCCCTTATTCAGGATGTTCGGGAGGGTATGGAGGCCTTGAAGCGTCTTAACAGCTCTTCAAGTCCCTTGGTACGGCGGGTGACTGCGTCTGTTACAACGAAGAACTATCAGAAGTTGCCGATTATGCATCGGGCGATTAGTGGCTTGAGGGCTGGCACGTATACTTACGAAGCCAAAACTCGAGCTCACTATGTCCTCCGGTACAAGATCGATGACAAACTGAAGGCTTTCTTGGCACAGACGGGTTTCACCAATCCCATCAATCTTGGATGGGAAATCGTCCCTTTCTCGTTTGTCGTTGATTGGTTCATCCCGATCGGACCCTATCTTGAGACTTTATCGTCTTGGGATGGGTTATCCTTTCTAGATGGATCACTCTGTCGATTTACACGAGGTAAGGAAACTTTTGTTGTGGACTGCGTCGGTTCGCAAGCGGGCACAAATTACGAGGACCACGGTCGCTATTACCGTCGGACGGTTCTTCTCAATAGGGAGAAGCTTTCAGCTCTTCCCTCTGCTAAGATTCCGTCTCAATTAAAGAACGGTCTAGCTTCTGTGACTCACGCAACTAATGCCCTGGCTCTTTTACGAGCAGCGTTCCGATAAAGTCAAGACCACAACTGTCCTTCAAAGAAAGGCAATCATCACATGTCCGCAATCGCGGCAGTGAAACTGTCGAGCATCCTTGATCATGCGCTGGCACGTTTAACGTCCAGTGCAACGATTGGGGTTGACGACACTTTGAACCCCGACGGGATCAATCCCCAAGGTGTTGCGAAGTGGGTAAACCGTTCGATTACAACGACCAATCCTTTGGGCGTTGCGATCGGCTACCCAGCGCTCACGATGTCGGTTCGGCCGCCTACCAAGGCAAGCCGGGTCAGCAAAGTGACCGTGAAACTGGTCCTCCCGACGCTCGAGCAGACGTCCGCTTCGACGATGACCGGCATTCAGCCGGCGCCGACAAAAGCGTATGACTGCACGTTCGTTGGAGAGTTCATGCTGCCAGAGAGGTCAACCTTGCTTGAACGGCAATCGCTGTTCAGCCAGGTAGCATCTCTGTTCGCGCGTTTGATCAACGCTTCCGACGCAAGCCCGACGGATTCGACGGGCTCACCGCTGGAAAACGCTGTGACAACGCTCGAGACGGTGTACTAGTAAGTACACCTTGTAGCATAACCTCTGGAGGTCTACCATGTCTTCTAAGAAGTTTGGTAGCGAGTTCCTAAAAGGACTCGTTCAGTTTCGCGTCGCTGAAGGGATCGTTCCTTCGGTATGTGAAGAGTTTCTCTCTTCTCTGGATTGTCCTCGCGCGCTGACTGTTCTTTTGCTCTTTAGAAATGGAGAGCATGAACAGCTGGCGCAACTTGAGACCAATCCGCTCAACTATAGAAATATGGTTGAGTTCCGAGATGCCTACGCAGCTACAAAGTTTTTGTCGAAGTTTAAGGGTTTGACCCTTAGCTATGACTTAGACGATGTGGCCTTAACAAAGTTTCGAGAATTTGAAGCTTTGTGTGGGCAGACTAATCTACGCTTTAAACACCTTCAACGCGACCCGCTTTATGCCGGTCGCGTCGTCTGGCTGCATTCAGCAGTCATTCGAAAAATTGAACGTGTTCTGGGCGAATTTTCGTCGGAAGAGTTCTTTTCACAACCAGACTGGGGTCCTGGTGCCTCTACGTTGATAAAACGTAGGGAAGCCAGTCCAGCAAGAAAGTTCCAGTTAGAAACTGGAATAACGCGTGATCTGTACGACCTTATTCCTTTGTCTATCCTTCGAGCAGTTTATCCGCTCTGGGGTAAGCATTTAGACGAGGTTGGTTTTCCTACCTTCCAAGTCGGGAACAAGGTGATCACTGTGCCTAAAGATGCTACGACTAATCGTGTTATCGCAGTCGAACCTGGGATCAATTTATGGTTCCAGAAGGCTGTTGGTAACATGGTCGGCCGTCGCCTCCGCAGGTGTGGTATCGACTTACGCTATCAGTCGAAGAATCAGCGCCTTGCTTATAAGGGTAGTTTATCTAACCTTATAGCGAGTGTTGACCTTTCTTCTGCTAGTGACTCCATATCTAGGGCTGTCGTTGAGGAATTACTTCCTCCCCGATGGTTCTCGATAATGGATTCCTGTCGATCTCACTATGGCTCTCAAAGTGGTCAAGCTGTCTTGTGGAATAAGTTCTCCAGTATGGGGAACGGCTTCACCTTTCAGCTTGAGTCTCTGATATTCTTTGCGGTAGCTTTTTGCTGCACTGAGTATCTCCACCAGGATTTAAGTCTGGTGAGCGCTTACGGAGACGATGTATTGCTTCCGTCAGTCTGCTTTGAACTCTTCCAGGAAATGATGAGCTTCTACGGCTTTCGCGTGAATGGTAAAAAGAGTCACCATGACTCTCCATTTCGTGAAAGCTGTGGAGCCCATTACTACCTGGGGGTTGATGTCAAGCCAATCTATCTAAAAGATAGAGTCGAGTCAGTTCTGCCGATTTATCGGCTAGCGAATGCTCTTCGTCGCTTAGCTCACCGTCGAAATAGCAATTTCGGCTGTGATGCGAGGCTTCGGAGGTCGTTCGAACTCCTTGTCCAAAAAGTTCCGTCGGCTTTACGCCTTCGGATTCCTTACGGATATGGAGATGGTGGCTTCATCGCTAACTTGGATGAGGCTACCCCTAGTCGCGCTCGTTTTGGTGTCGAAGGATACCATTACTATAGCGTGACAGAGCCAGGGAAAACCTGGTATGACGAGACAGAGGGCTATTTACTAGCTTCTCTTTGGAAGTTGCCTGAGGTAACTGTCGAAAGACAGCGAACTCTTGCAATGCTTCAACTCCTACTAGCCAAGGGAAACCTTGGCCAGAAGAGCCATGCAAAGCTCCAAGCGATTGCTTCCCTACCCTTTGGTCACTCTCAGCTGTCGCAATCTAACAAGATTATGATGACTGGGAGGACTAAGGTTAGGGTCGCAAAGAGCCTTGCTCAGCAGTGGTACGATCTGGGGCCTTGGGTTTAACCCTCGGCCCTTTTCCTA